TCGCGGGATATGTCGGAAACGTCGTACAGCTCCGCACGCCAGGGAATCATTGAAGACGAACTGACCTTTGCAGAAGAAGCAGAGCAGCTCTTTGTTGTGATGGACGGGATCTATGAGGCCTTTATAGAAGCTATCTTTCTGGCAGGCCTCGTTAAGCGTGCGGGCTACTGGGCAGAAAAAGAGCCATACACAGAGCACGCCTGGATCAAACAACCGAAAGCTTGGATTGACCCTCTGAAGGAAGCAAGTGCGACAAAAACAGCCCTGAACTACGGCATCAAGACCTTTAAACAGGTAGCCGCCGAGAACGGGCGCGACTGGAAAGCACAGATTGACGATATCGCGGAAGTAAACGAATACGCCCTGAAAAAGGGAATGGATTTGGGAGGTGTTTTATTTGGCAAACCGAAAGAAGCGGAGGCCGACAGGAATGACAATGGCACAGAGGGCAATGCTGCTGAGGGCGTCGGGACCGTCCGGCCAGACAAGACCGCAGGAGACTCCGGAGAAGAATAACGGGACCAGAGAGCTGTTCGGGCAGATCCGGGCAGTCGAGGAAGAAGGCAGCAGGAAATTCACGCTGTCGTTTTCGTCTGAAGAACCGTATAACCGCTGGTTTGGTCCGGAGATCCTGGATCATTCCGAAGGAGCCATTGATATGTCCCGTCTCACTGAGATGGGGGTGGTCCTCTATAACCACAAGCGGGACGTGGTGATCGGCAAGATCACACGCGCATGGGTGGAGAACCGCAGGGGCTGCGCAGAGATCGAATTTGATTCTGATGAGCAGTCCGAAATCATCCGCCAGAAAGTAGAGAGCGGAACGCTGAAGGGCGTTTCCGTGGGATACATGGTGGATTCGTGGGAGGAAGTTATGCCGGGCAAGCAGTCGGCAGATGGATTATACACGGGACCGTGTTCGATCGCGAGGAGATGGGCACCCTACGAGATCAGCATTGTATCGATCCCGGCTGACACGACAGTCGGCGTGGGGAGAGAGATGGAACCGGATAATTCCATGTACGAGACCTTGTTAAGGCAGCTTCAATATAATCATAATTTTTACAGGAGGTAACGAAATGACGAGAGAACAGATTCTTGCCCGGCAGAACGAGCTTCTTGAAGGCGCCCGCGCTGCCGGACGGGCAATGACCGCAGATGAAATTGCGGAGTTTGACAGCCTGCAGAGAGCACTGGAAGCACTGGCAAATGAACAGCCGGAAACGGCTCCGGCAGCAGGAGCTGAGGACGCGCAGAGAGCGATCCAGGAAGAGAGAGAGCGGATCAGTGAGATCACCTCGCTGGCACGATCCTTTGACATGGATCCGGCACAGGCCATCAGCGATGGAACAACTGTGGACCAGTACAGAGCCCATGTGCTGGACCAGATGATGAACCAGAGACGGCCGGTTGCCACTGGCGTACAGGTTGGACAGGATGAGGGTGACAAATTCCGTGCCGCCGCTTCCGATGGCCTGCTGATGCGTGCAGGCGTGTCTACTACAGCACCGGCAGCAGGAGCACAGGAAATGAGAGGCACATCCCTCCGCGATCTGGCCATCGAATGCCTGAGCCGTGAGGGAAGAAACGTGAATGAACTGCTGAGAAAGGACAGCACAGAACTGTTTATGGATCTGTGTCGGCAGTTCTATAATCCGTCAGCTGCTTTCCCGGCGATCATGGATCAGACGATCAGGAAAGCGATCGTGGAGCTGTACAACCATGTGCCGACAACCTTCCAGCAGTTTACCACAAAGGGTTCCCTGCCGGACTTCAAAGAGACTGCAGATCATGAGTACTTGATCGGTGGCGTCGGTGATTTCCTGCTTGTGCCGGAGAACGGCGAAATCAAGCCGGATATGCCCAGAACCGAACTGCTTCCGCAGAGAAAACTGGACACCTACGCCAAGCAGTTTTCCATGACCCGTCAGGCTTTTGTCAATGATGACATTGGCTTCCTGACCAGAGTGCCCGGACTGTATGCGCAGGCCGCAAAGAAGACCATCGATAAGCAGGTCTATAGTGTCATGTACAACAACCCGGCGATCTTTGACGGTGTAACCCTGTTCCATGCGGACCACAAAAACCTGATGGGAGTCGGAACCGCTCCGACGCAGGCAGCCATCCAGGCGGCCATCCTGCAGATGCAGAAACAGGTTGACCAGTTCGGCGAACCGATCTACATGACTCCGAGACGCATTATCGTTCCGGTTGGTTATGAGTTTGATCTTGCAGTGATCTTCAAATCTACCCAGATCACCGGCTCCACAAACAACGACATCAACCCGCTGTACAACTATCCGCTGGAGATCATCCAGAGCCCGCTGCTGAACGCAATGGCCGGCGAAAATGCTTGCCCGTGGTTCCTGCAGGCAGATCCGTCCAGCGCAAGAGGCATCCAGGTTGATTACCTCAACGGTCAGGAGACCCCGACGGTACGGCGTATGGAGACACCTGGTCAGCTTGGTTTCGTTTGGGATATCTGGCTTGACTGGGGCATCAGCGTTCGTGACTTCCGCGGATTTGTAAAGAATCCGGGCGTCGCGCTTGTATAAGGAGGTGTGAGACATGGCTAAGACCGCAGGATTTTGGTATCAGAGAGGCGAAGCCCTCGACTACAAGAACACCGGCGACACGATGATTGAAGCCGGTACGATCATCACGATCGGCGAGAGAATCGGCATTGCCGGCGGAGACATCGCGCCTGGAGCTGTAGGCGCCATCCATGTGGAAGGCGTTTTTAAGTTTGCGAAAGGCACCGATGCGCTGACGATCGGAACTCCGGTGACGATCACCGACGGTACGGCAGCAGCTGCAGGCAGCGGATCCGGAAACGGCTATGTGGCAGCAGATGCAGCAGCGACAGATTCCACCGTGCTTGTTAAGATCAACGCATGACACTGAGAGCAAAGATCCCTATCCTGTATAAGTCCAGACAATACAGGATAGGGGAAACGCTCCCGGCGACCGATGACCGAATGGTCAAGGCATGGATCAAGGCCGGCTCTGCCTTCTGGGACGAGGTGGACGTCCCAGAGAAGGCACCCAAAGCGCAGCCTGTTACTGCTGAGGCCGGGCTGCCGGGTAAGAGCTCAGACGGCGATCCGGAGGCACTTGTCGGGAAAGTTCCCAAGAGAGCACCGAGAAAGAGAGCGGCAAAATGACATTCAAAGACATCATCGCGAACGATGTTCACCAGACATTCCTGAATATCGAGGAGTTTTCGGACATGCACATTGTCAACGGTGCGGAAATGCCCGTACAGATCGACTCGAACGAGCAGATCGAACGTGAAAAGAGGTATTCCCAGAACATCGACGGCATGTACATGAATCAGAAGCTTATCTATGTGGCGGCGTCTGATTACGGCCCACTGCCGAAACAGGGGTCTATGCTGACCCTCGATGGGAGAAAGTACCGGGTGGCGGACGCGATTGATGAATATGGTGTTTACTCGATCACACTGGAGGCAAACCGGGCATGAGTACAGAAATCCGTTTCCATTACGAACTGGATCAGGGAGAATTTGCTGCATTGACGGCGAAGCTGCAGGAGCTGGCCGGATCAAAAGCAAGGACCTATATTGCCAGAGCGCTGAATAAAACAGCGACAAGTGCAAGGGTTAAGTTGGCCAATAAGGCCAGAGCGTCCTACACCGTGAAAAGCGGTGGATTCAAGAAAGATATGCAGATTGATAAGGCAAGCGCCGGCAATCTTACCGCTTGGATCAAATCGCAGGGAAACACGCTGGACGTCCCAAAGTTTAAATGGTCACGGCCCAAAAGCGGCGTCAAGATTGACGTCGTAAAAAGTGGGCTGAAGCCCATCGGAAAATATGGAAATAAAGGTTTCTATGGTCTCGGAAAGCTGAATGGCCAGGTCTATGTACGAAAAGGAAAGGACCGATTGCCTGTTGAAAAACTCAAATCAAAGTCAGTTCCATTTATGCTTGGGTCTGAAAACAGAGTCTGGGGCCCGGTACGGTCGCAGATAGAATCAGACCTGCAGAAGTACATGAGACAGCAGATTGCACAGCTTCTGGGTTAAGGAGGTGAAGGAAATGCAGAATGATTTGATGGTAGCGTCTGACCTGCAGGACGCCCTTGTTGCAGAGATTACGGAATTGTTGTCGGAGACTTCTTCGACGAATGCGCAGGGTGAAGCGGTGACAGGCGTGACCGGTTATAAGCAGTTTCTTCCAGTCCTTCGGAATGATGACGATACGCCGGACATGTTTTTCCCCTACTTCATCGTAAGGATTGACGGGGCAACGACAGAGGATGACAACGACCTCTGGAACGTCCGGACAGACATCCTCATCGGCATCCATGACGAAGGAGACAATAACCAGGGGCACAAGGTCATGCTGAATGTGATCACGCGGATCGTGAACCGGTTTTCTCAGGAGGCGACGCTCGGTAAGCCCGGAAAGAAAGCGTTCCGCTGTCAGTCAAAAATGGAATGGGCACTGCAGGACGAAGACACATGGCCTTACTTTTTTGGTGGTGTGTCTTTGACCTTCAGCGTCCCGAAACCATCCAGAAAGGATCCGATACTTGATGGCTACGACGAATAAAAAAATAAAAGAGGAAAGCAGGGCGGTAAGACAGCCTCTGATGTATGTCGGTCCGACATTTGTCAAGGCCGGTGTCATCCAGAACGTGGTCTACACCGAGATCCCTGAATCCGCAAAAGAAGTGATTAAAGAAGTCCCTCTGTTCAAGGGGCTTTTTATTTTTGTGTCCAAATACCCTGAGGCCGAAAAGGAGATCCGGAATCAGGAGGGATACACATGGAGCGCCTATCAGGCGGCTCTCGACTACATGAACAAATTAAAAGGAGGAAAGTAAAGCTATGGCTGTGAAGCATGGAATTTTTGTCTATGAAAACGACACCGCTCTCAGCGCTCCGATCACGGCAGACAGTGCCGTCCAGACAGTCATCGGTACAGCACCGGTCTGGATGCTGGATGACCCGGCGGCAGTGACCAACGTGCCGATCCTTTGCGCATCCGCAACGGAAGCGATGGAACGGCTCGGATTCGTGGCTGATTTTGCGAAGTATACTCTCTGCCAGACCATGTATCTGACCAGCAACCTGTTCCCGGTGGCTCCGGTCGTTTACATCAACGTGCTGGATGTCAGCACCGCCAAAAAGGCCGCTGAGAATGTCAACCTGACCGCTCCGGTGGCTTCCCGTGTCGTGATTGACAAGGAAGCCGTCATCAAAGGTCTGGTGACCATCAAACAGGGCACCGGAGAGGGCGAAACTACACTGGTCAAAGATACCGACTACACCCTGGAGTACAACGCAGAGGGCAAGCTGGTCATCAACTTTGTGCCGGACAGCGATTTTGACAGCACGAAGGCCGCAGTGGTCAGCGTGACCTGTGCAAATCCGGCGGCAGTGACGGGCACCGAGATCATCGGTTCTTACAACACCAGCACCGGCAAGGCAACCGGCGCGGAGCTGATCCAGTACGTATACCCGAAACTGGGCGTCATCCCGTCCATCATCATTGCACCGGGATTCTCCCAGATCCCAGAGGTTGGTATTGCACTGTACGCAAAAGCCACCAACATCAATGGTGTATTTAAGGGCATGGCAATCCTCGACATTGATACCACACAGGCCAGGATCTACACGCAGGTCAAGCAGGTCAAGGAAGACAGTGGATTTACGTCCCCGTTCTGCCATCCGATCTGGCCCTGCTTTGCTGTGGGCGACTATATCTTTGCAGGCTCTGCAGTGTCGGCGGCCCTGCTGGCTTACACCGACGCACAGAACGGAAATGTCCCGTCCAGAACTCCGTCGAATAAGCTTCTGGGCGTGACCGGCACCTGTCTGGCCGATGGCACGGAAGTCCTGCTCAATCAGGATCAGGCTACGATCGTGAACAGCTACGGAGTCACCACCGGTATCAATATGAACGGCTGGCGTCTGTGGGGCTCCTACACCGGTGCATATCCGGCGATCAACGACGTCAAGGATATGTGGGTGCCCGTCCGCAGGATGTTCAACTGGCAGGCCAACAACTTCATCCTGACCTACTTCGACAAGGTAGATGACCCGCTGAATGTGGTTCTGGTCGAGTCCATCGTAGACTCCGAGAACATCAGATGCGCGGCATTCACCCCGGACGCATGGGCTGGCGCAGAGATCCAGTACCTGCAGTCCGACAACCCGACTACAGACCTGCTTGCCGGCAAGGTGGTCTTCCGTCAGAAGATTGCACCGTACACCCCGGCGCAGGAAATCGACAACATCCTGTCCTATGACACGTCGCTCCTGGCGGCGAGCCTGGCAGGTCTTGAATAAGAAAGGAGGACATGGAGATGGCAGCAACAAGCAATCTGATGCTTCCGGAAGTGCTTAACCATTTTAACATCTACTCCGATGCGGTCGGAAAACTGATCGGACAGGATGCGGACATTGAACTCCCCGAGCTGAAAATGCTGACCGAAACGATCGGCGGGGCCGGTGTGCTTGGTGAATTCGAGGACTCTGTGACGGGCCAGTACGAATCCGCTCAGATGAAGATCAAGTGGACATGCCTCCACAAGAATTTCTTCAGCCTGATGAATACCACACAGCCTTCCATGCTGACCCTGAGGGGCTCCGTCCAGATGATGGATACCGGGACAGGCTGCACGGACTACTATCCGGTGAAGATCGTGGTCAAGGGCAAGGCTAAGACCGTCAATCTCGGCAAGTTCGAGAAGGGCAAGAAAATGGAATGCGAGACCGAGATCGAGATCCTTTACATCAAGATCCTGGTCGACAAAGAGACGCTGTTCGAGCTGGATAAGCTGAACTTTAAGTTCGTGCTTAACGGTGAAGACATGCTCAGAAAGATCCGGTCGCAGGTTTAATACCTGCGGCCCTTTTTTTGATTATAGGAGAGGAGAACCCAACACATGGCAAAAAAGAACGAAGATAACATCCTGAAGCTTTCCAAACCGTATGCTTTTGAAGAACACACCTATCAGGAACTGGATTTTTCCGGACTCGATGACATCACCGTCGAGGACATGATCCAGGCGACTGATTTTCTGACAAATAACAATCGTGTCGCTGTCATCCAGGAATCTGATCTGCAGTATTGTCTCTATATCGCTTCGAATGCTACCAAAATCCCCTATGAATTTTTTATGCAGCTGCGCCCGCGTGACGCCATGAAGGTCAAAAACATGGTACGCCGGGCTTTTTTCGGCGAGGAATAAACCCGGCGGATTGCGCGGAACTGAGAAAGACCTGTATCCGATTGAGCATGAAAACCGGAACCGGAATTGATTACTTCCGGAACATGACGCTGTTCGACCTGCTGAACACGGTCAAGGACTTCGTAGAGATCATGGATGACATCAACACAGCAACAAGAAAGGCATGGAGGGCGAAGAAAAAGTGAGTAGTGATTACAAGCTTGCCATAAAGATCGCCGGTGAACTGGACAGCTCCCTTTCATCGGCTGTAAAGTCCGCTCAGTCCATGCTCAATGGACTAAACGGCGGCAAAAAGAGCGGATTTGCGGGAGTTATGGAAAGCGCCGGAAAAGCCGCCGCAAACGGCATGAAAACGCTCATGCAGATGAGCGCCGGAAGCCTAACGGTAATGGCAGGGGCGGCGGCCGCGGCATCCAAAGCGGCGATTGATACCGGAATGGATTTTGAATCCGCCATGTCCAATCTGGCCGGGACTGCGGGCATCTCCACCGCATCGGAAGAGTTCGCACAACTGGAAGCGGCCGCGAGACAGGTGGGAGCGACCACCAACAAGACGGCCACCGAATCTGCAGATGCTCTGCGGTATATGGCTCTTGCCGGATGGTCTACAGAGGATTCTATCCAGGCGCTGGACGACATGGTAAAGCTGTCATCGGCATCCGGCGCGGATCTGGCACGGACGTCTGACCTTGTGACAGACTCTATGGGCGCGCTCGGTCTTACAATGGACGACTATGCCGGATACATGGACATGGTTGCCCGTGCTGATTCTGCGGCGAACTATTCCGCATCAGAATACATGGAAGCCATGATTGGAGCCGGCGGCGCGGCCAGAATGCTCGGCGTTGACGTGACGGAGCTGGGCACTGCGGCTGGTATCCTTGCCAATAATGGTACAAAAGGATCAGAAGCCGGTACAAAGCTCAATTCTATTTTTGCCCGACTGGCAGGCCAGACAAAGCCCGTACAGGAAGCGCTGGCTGATCTTAACACAACAATAACGGACAACAACGGGAACTTCCTTTCGATGGAAGAGATGTTCGGGAACATTAAGACCGGACTTGCTGGAATCGCGGACGAATCGGAACGCGCTCGGATTATGAAAGATCTTTTCGGAACGCACAATCTGTCTGAGGCTCAGTATCTGCTTGATTCCATCGGAGAGGGCGGCGATTGGGATTCCTTGTTTACAAATCTGGACAACGCAAGACAGGGAATGGATGAGTTTGGCAATGCCGCCGACACGCTAAATGAACGGTACGCCACAGCAACCGACAACCTGCAGGGCGATCTGGATACGATGAAATCCGCCGCGTCTGACTTTGGCATAGAGATTTATAAATCCATCGTAGGAGACGGAGAGGGCGGCCTCAGAGGTGCCGTGCAGGAAGTCACGACCATCATCGGAGACCTGAAAACAGCGTTCCAGGTGGAAGGTCTGTCCGGTCTTGCGGATGGTATCGCGGATGCAATCGGTGACGTATCTACGAAGATCGCAGAGAAAGCACCGCAGGCCATACAGGATGCGCAGCAGTTTGCGAGTAAGCTGATCACGGAACTGGGCAATACTGAGAACGCAACAGCTATTGGTGATGCTGTATCGGGTATCGTGACAAATCTCGGTGCCGGGTTCCTGACCTATACTGGAGACTTTGCAGTTGCGGCCGGGAATATCATGCTGGGCATCACGAACGCTCTCGCAGAGGATGATGTGGGAGCGCGGATCGGAGAGGCTGCCAGTGGGATGGTCTCGAAGATCGGAACATGGTTCTCCGAGAACGGCGCGGAATTTGGCACAGCCGCAGGGCAGCTGATTGCAGGGCTTGCGGAGGGGATTTCCGCGAATGCCGGAGAGATTATCGGTGCAGGCATAGACCTTGTTTCCGGGCTTGCGCAGGGATTGATCACAGGCGCAGGCGTCCTGATTGGCTCCGCTCCACAGATCGTAATGGACATCATCGGCGGTATTCTGGAATCTATCCCGAATATGTTCGAGGCAGGCGCGGCTTTGGCTTCTGCCTTGCTCGATGGCTTGCTGTCCATGGGTGAGGGGATCAACGATTTCTTCTACGACATGATGACGGTCGGTGATGTGGATCTCGGAAGCGTTGCAGATTATGCAAACATCGCTCCGGAGATCAATGCTGCTATTTCTCAGGGACTGGATGAAGGTGCTTATCTGTCTGGCCAGAGTGCAGCGCAGGAAATCATGCGGGGCCTGACAGATGGAACGTATACAATCGAAGGGCTTCAGGGAATGCTTGACGCCGGAGATACAGGAGACCTTGACTTTGGCGATGTGTCTGCAGCGGTAGCTGAATACGCCACAGCCGTTCAGCAGCTAAGAGAAGCAGGCGTCGGCGCGGAAGAATCTCTCGCTGCCACAGAAGAAGCTGCAGCGGCCACAGCCAGCGGAATCAGTGCAGAAACACAGTCACTTATTGACAGCGCGAATGGTACAGCCGATGGCGTGAGTGCGGTAGGAGATACCATACAGCAGGAACTGAATGCTGCAAAAGAAGCAGCAACAACTTCAGTAAACGAAGCAAAAGCCGCACTCAATACAGATCTGACAGAAGGCATGAATGCTGACACGCTCGGAAGTCTGATCGAGTCCATCGACACCGGAAACATTGATCAGGTTGTGGCTCAGCTTAACAGCGCCATGACAGAAATCCAGACAGCTACATCCACAGCGACCACACAGGTATCTGCAGATTTTACATCTATGGGAAGCACCGTTTCCACGACAGGATCACAGGCTGTAGCGGATTGTCAGGCGGCGGCCAGCGGCATTACGTCCGCGTTTGCGGCGGTCAATCTGTCGAGCATCGCATCCGCCATGATGGCCGGACTTACAGCCGGTATTCGTGCGGGCGGTCAGGCGGCAGTCGCGGCGGCCAGAAGTATCGCGTCGGAGATCGCATCCGTCATGCGGTCAGCACTGCAGATCCATTCCCCGTCACGAGTGATGGAAGGCATCGGTGAGTTTATCCCGGCAGGTCTTGCGGTTGGTATGCAGGCAGGCATTCCGGATGTACAGAGCGCGACCCGGTCACTGGCTGACAGCGTGGCCACGAACGATTCTCTCAGTTCTCCGCTGAGACAGTTCAATGCCGGATACGATGCTGCACCGGCAGCAGGCGGACAGGCTCCTGCGCAAGGTGGCGGAAGCAGTCAAATTACATTCGCACCGCAGATCACGATCACCGGAAACGCATCACAGCAGGATGTGCAGAACGCTCTGCAGTGGAGCATGGAAGAGTTCCGTCGGATGTATGAGAGAATGCAGGCAGACGACCGCCGGATGTCCTTTGCATGATTTGCGCCGGCGCAAAAGGAGGCTGATTATGGCAACAAAATATAAAACGGTCCTGGGGGATACCTGGGACCTGATTGCCTATCAGCAGATGGGCAACGAGAAATATATGAAACAACTGATCGAGGCGAACTGGCCGCTTTCGGACGTGCTGAGATTTGACAACGGGACGGAGCTGGTTATTCCAGACATCCCGGTCAATGCGGAGGACAACCGCCCGTTCTGGCACGCGGATGATGAAACCGTCTGGGCGGAGGAACTGACATGATTGCGGCTCAGGCCCGGCGGTGTTATGCGTCCCTGACATTCAACGGGCATAACGTCACCGAAAGGATCAAGAACTATATCACAACCGTCACACATACAGACGTCGTGTGCGGATCAAGTGATTCCATCAATATTGACATGTACAATGCGGACCTGAGATGGCTCGACGAGTGGTTTCCGACAAAAGGCGACGAAGTGACCGGCGGTTTCCTGTTCGTCAACTGGAACCGGATGGACGAGAAGCTGATGATGTGGTTCGGGACGCAGATCCTTGACAGCATCAGGGCATCCGGCGGGCCCAGCCGGATCACACTCGGAACGATGGCCATACCACAGGATCAGTCATTTAAGACCCGCCAGCGCACAAAGACATGGGAAAACGTCACATTACAGCAGATCGCCACAGAGATCGCTGGTCGGTACGGCCTGACTTGTCAGTACAGCGGAAAGTCCCATCTGATTGACAGCCTGGAGCAGACAGATAAGACCGATTCGGATTTTTTGTACAGCACAGTTAAAGAATATGGCTTGAAAATGAAGGTCTACAACAAAAAGATCGTGATCTTTGACATGGGCCGCTTAGAGGCAAAAGCCCCCGTCCGGACAATATCCCGGTCAGACTGGGTCAATGACGGATGGGACTTTGATGATGAGCTGGAAGGCACATACACCGGTGCAATCATCGGATACAAGTCCGACAGCGGCAAGGATGAGATCAAGGTCAAGGTCGGAAACGCCAACGAAGACAGCCCGAAAGCCCGCGTCCTGTATGTCAACAAGAAATGTGACTCACAGGCGGAGGCGATGGAAAAGGCGGCTGCAGCTGTCAATGAGGCAAACGAGGCTATGACCACGCTGAAGGGGACGATCTGGGCAGACCCGACGATCTCCAGCGGCGTGACCGTGACGGTGACAGAGTTGGGAAAAGCCTCCGGGAAATACCTGATCGACAAGGTGACCACGTCCCTCGCGGAAAGCGGGACGAAGCAGACCATTGAAATGCACAAATGCTATAAGAGGTTATGAGGATGGCAGACAAACTTATACGCGTTGGCAGGGTTTCAAAGATAGATTACGAACACGGTATGATCAGTGTGACGTATCCGGATCTGGATGACTCGGTGACCGTCCCACTGGCAACCGCGTCTTTTGGAGATGAGTATAAAATGCCTCAGGTGGGTGATGAGGTTCTGGCCGTGCATCTCCCGTCCGGACAGGCGCGAGGGGTCGTGCTTGGGAAGTACTGGAACCTGAAAAACGTCCCTGCGGCGGCCGGTGCGGATATGTACCGGAAAGAGTATGGACATGAAAATGGAGAGGCTTTCTGCCAGTACATCACAGGCGGGGAACTGCTTTTCATGGCTCCGTCCATCCGTCTGCAGGACGCATCCGGGAGTATCACGGTGGCGGAACTGCTCGATCTGAAGCGCCGTGTGGCATCACTGGAGGCAAGAATATAAGGAGGGCTGTACATGGCAACCATAGGAAGCTGGGGGCCGGATTTGACCTTCTCGGTCAACTCTGAAAAACAGCTCCCATTTGATAATATGTCCAGATCTGTCAAGGCCAGATGGGCGACGCATCCCATTCGGAACAAAAAACCCAGGACGGAGTTTCTGGGAGCTGATCAGACCAGTGTGAAAATGGAAGTCACATTTTCCGCGCGGAGAGGCCACAAGCCACGGGCGGAGATCCAGAAGCTGATCAATGCCTGCAGGTATGGGGATATCCATTATCTCTATATCGGCGGTAAGCGGATTGGCACCCATGAACACTATATTGAGTCCATCGATACCGACTGGAAAGAGGTCTGGAACAAGGGCGAACTGGTCAGCGCGACCGCATCACTGGTCTTTAAGGAATACAGGTAAGGAGGGGACGGCATGGCTTTAGTATTGAGCGACAAGATCAAGATCGTTTCCCTCGATGACTTTACCGCATCGGAGATCCAGCAGATAGATGTCCGGCTCCGGACGCTGATCATGTGCACAGAGAACACGATCCCGGGATCTCGGTTCTTTGGATTGCCCAGAGACTACCTTGACGCCCAGATGAACGAGGCGTCGACAATGTTCGCGGCAGAGCTGCAGGAAAAGGCAGCATACTATATCCCGGAAATCAGCGTGGAATCCATTGAGACCACGTACAACCTTGACGGAAAACTGGAACTGAAAATAGCCATCGAGAGGAGGGATGAGGATGATTCCTGAGATTGCGAGATTGCCGGATATCTCGTTTATTGACGACATCACTTTGGATGAGATCAAGGCGAAAATGGTATCCGACTATCAGGAAAAATTTGAGGAAGTAACAGGCCAGTCGGTGATTCTGAAGGAAGGGGAACCGGTCAACCTGGTCTTATACGCCTGCGCGGTCCAACTCTTCCAGATGTACCTGAACGTGGACAAGGCCGGAAAAATGAATTTCCTGAAATATGCTTACGGTGATTTTCTGGACAATCTCGGTGCACTGAAGGGAGTCTCCCGGCAGGATGCAGCTCCTGCATCTTGTACAGTTCGCTTCACGTTGTCGGCAATCCGTGCATCCGTTGTGGCAATTCCGCAAGGGACAAGGGTCACAACGCAGGAAGCAGAAATGTATTTTGCAACGGACGAATATTCGGAGATCCCTGTCGGAAGTGAGTATGTAGATGTACCATGCACGGCTCTCACGGAAGGAGAAGCAGGAAACAACTACGCCATAGGGGATATCAATGTCATCGTTGACCCGATTGCTTATTTAGCGTCCTGCTCCAACATCACTGCTACTTCGGGTGGAGCTACGCGGGAAAGCGATGAAAGCCTCGCAGATCGGATTTATCTTGCACCTTCCAGTTACTCGGTGGCGGGGCCGGAATCGGCCTATATATATCATACAAAATCAGCGTATCCCGGCGTCGGTGATGTGAAAGTCACAAGCCCTGACGAATGCGAGGTTGACATCCGGGTGATAGGAGAAAATGGGACATTGTTTTCTGAAGAGGTCCTGCAGAATATTGAAGATTATCTCAATTCTGCGGAAATCAAGCCCATGACTGACATCGTTACCGTGAGCTCGCCATCTACGGTATCCTACAACATCAATTTTACATATTACATCAACAGGTCCGATGTATCCGCTGTCTCATCCATCCAGGAAGCCGTAAACATAGCAGTCGCTAATTATGTTACGTGGCAGGACAGCAAGATTGGCCGAGACATCGAACCTGGTAAATTGATCGAGTTAGTTATGGCGGCGGGGGCGAAGAGAGTGGTCGTTACAAGTCCGGAATATTCAGCGGTTGGATCAACAGCAATTCCGCAGGTCGGAACGCAGACTGTAACTTATGGAGGACTGCAGGATGATTAAGATACAAGACGGCGAACTCTCCGATATTCTGCCAGTCGAATTAACCAGACAGCCACAGGTGCTTGGTATTAGCTATGCAATTAAGAAAGCCTATGAAGCATTATATCAATCACAGCAGGATATATATGTCTATGCTTTTGTTGATAATGCTCCAGAGTATGTTCTGGATTTATTGGCGATAGAGCTTCAAGTGAGATACTATCGGCAGGAATTCGCAATAGATGTAAAGCGAAACCTTATAAAAGAAGCTCTTATGACAGACGCAAAAGACGGGACCAAGTTTGCTGTGGAGAAAGCTATTCAGACGGTGTTCGGGAATGGAAATATTGAAGAATGGTATGAGTACAGCGGGGTCCCTAATCATTTTCGAGTAAATCTTAATGTTGATAACGATTACAACCTTGATAATCTTCTGTCCATACTGGATGCAGTAAAAAGGAAGACTGCTAGAATGGACGGAATCACGATGTATTCCGATGGACATCAGGCCCCATTGTTTTTTGGCAGCATCATTGTCGAGAGAGTTGAGGAAACGATTGGCTGCGAGTCCATCCCGAATATAGCGTTCTTCATTGGTGACAATGACGAAGACGAAGTGATTGGCGACGATAATGGCAGATATCTGTATGGCGTAACAACGTAAGAAAGCGAGGTACATGAAGTGATATGAATTTCCCAAATTTTCAACTTACAAGTGCTGGCGTGGATGCGATCATGCAGGCTGTCTACAATGGAAGCACGATCACATTTACGGCCGTCAAGATAGGCGATGGCACAGCGCCGTCGAATATCAAAGCAATGACGGACATCGTACACACGAAAGCGACGGCGAGTTTCACAAGCATTGACATCGATGACGGTGTGGCGAATCTGGATTTTACTTTCAATAATTCGACCATCGCATCCGGGTTCTATCTGCGAGAGCTCGGGATCATGGCAAAGGTCGACAACGGCAATCCGGTTCTTTACGCGTATTCCAATTCCGGTTCCAATGCCGGATACTTGAAGCCCTATGCTTCCGACAGTTATGTGAACATGGTCTTCAGTATCTACGTAGCTGTCGGTGATGCCGAGCATGTAACAGCAATCATCAGTGAGGCTGTCGGATATGTAACGACAGAGCGGTTTGAGGTACATACTGGAAACAGCACGAACCCGCATAATGTCACGAAGCAGCAGGTCGGACTCGGTAATGTCCAGAACCTTGCACCGTCGGATATGACGATCAACTTTACAAAGGCCTCGACATTGACAGCGCCGACGTCAGGCTCGAAATTGTCTATTTTAATCGGATTACTGGCAAAGGCTATTGATTCATTACTTGCACACTTGACAGACAGCAACAACCCACACAGCACGACGTATGCACAGATCGGAGCGGCGGCGGCATCGCATACGCATACATACAGCCAGGTAGGAGCGGCGGCGGCGAATCACTCGCATACGCTTGCTTCTCTGGGAGCGGCCTCGGCCAGTCATGTTCATGATGCGAGCGATATCAGGACCGGCACGCTTCCTGTTGCAAGAGGTGGTACTGGAGTAACAAGTTACGATGCACTTGAGATAGCACTGGCGGCCACGGTGGCAGAGACAAAGACGTATCTTGAAATTACCTAAGGAGGATGGATCATGGCAATAAAAGATAAGCTCGTAGATTTGGAAGATTTGAAGGCATTGAAGGACTGGATCGTAGGGAGGATGGATATGTGGGAGGATATTACAAACTCGTTGACGTGGAGTAGCGCATTATGGGTTGCTCCGGCTGGAGGAGATAAAAATACAAACTCCATAATAGGTGTTAAAGTTGCAAGAATAGCGGTTAATGCGGGAGAAAGGTATCGGTGTTATGGCTGGTGCAAATTTGAAACAAGCTATACAGCTTGCAGTCATTTTTTGGTCATACACGCAACGGACGCAAATGATAATTTGCTTTGGTGCACAGAATTCCTGGATAATCCGAACGTTTACTACCAAAAAGTTCAATATAAACAATTTGATATTACCGTTCCATCAGCTGCTAAGTATTTGTATATTTTTGATTATGGCGCATGTGATGACATACTCAAAGGCGCCGGACAGGTAATTGTAAAGAAAGCACTGTAAAACAGCCGTCCTTCGGGGCGGCTCATTTCATAGGAGGAGATGCCATTGCTTGGCAAACTGGGGGACTTAGTTACTGGAGAATCAGTTGCTTCATGGCTGATTATTGCCGTCCTTGTGGTGTACTTCGTTTACAAGGAGTGGCCGGAGTTCATGAAGCGGATCAGGGGTACGGTTGAAAAAGATATCGAAGCTGAGCAGATCGACAAGACGCTTGAACAACGTCTGGACAGCATCGAAGCCCATGTACAGGCCATCGATGAGAAGCTTGGCAGAGACTATGAACGGATCAACAAGATTGAGCTTGAGGTGTCACGACAGCGGGATTCACAGGCCAGTACGAGTGAGGAACTGGAGATAATCATGGAGGCACTGATGGGGACTCTCGGTGGTCTGCAAGAACTGGGAGCCAACGGCCCAACGAAAGAGGTCAAGACCAAGATCCAAGACTACCTGAACCGCAAGGCACATAAGACAGGGGGGTGAGTGAATGGGAGCTATTGTCGATCCCGATAACACGATTTACATTCCGCAGGGAGACACACTGGATCTTCCATTCCGAATGGAGATCCGGAACGAAGCCGGCAGATATGTTCCGTTCTTTCCGTCCGAAGGTGATCAGTTATGGTTCTCGTTGAAGAGATCCGCCAAGGATAAGGATCCGTTTCTGAAAGTGGATATCCCTGTCGATACCATGCAACTCCGTGTTGAGGCTGAAGAGATGGAGAAAATACCTGCCCGGAGAGATCCGTACCGATATGCCGTAAGGATCCGTCATGCAGTCAATGAAAATGTCGACACGGTGATACGATGGAAACCATTTTTCGTAACGGAGGAGGGTGACTGATGGGAAACGATTTCAGAGGAAAGTTCATACAGCCGCCCGGCCTGAAAGGAACCCTGGAAGGGACTGCGTACCGTGGATACTCGGCTTATGAGATTGCTGTCCGGAATGGATTCATCGGAACGGAGGAGGAGTGGCTGGAAAGCCTGAAGGGAGAACCTGGAAGAACTCCGGAGATCAGGACTGAACGCACCGGGAGTAAAGAGACAACGATTTATGTGGACGGAGAACGTGCCGGAATTATTCTTGATGGACTTGACGGAGCTGATGGAGTAACTCCGGAGAGAGGAAAGGACTACTGGACCGCTGCGGATAAAGCAGAAATCGTCCAGGAAGTCCTGAGGTCACTCGTTCCCGATGGTGAGTTTATTCTCGGCGGTGACAACAAATCATAACGAAAGAAGGGATTAAAATGCCTGATATTGTAAAAATTAGGAGCTTGCCTTCCGCATCTGATTTGTCAGACGGCGATTATGCTGCGATTGATAACTCTACCGATGGTCTGAGGAAGGTGGCACTGGGCGGGATCATAAGTGATTTAAAGAGCGATTTAGATATTAAGTTATCTATTATCAATCTTAGTGAAAGAGACCAGAAACTATATCCAATAGCAGATTGGGAGTTAGGGACGGTTAAGATAGAGGACGGGAGTCTTATTAACAACGCGCTTTATTACAAATATCGTGTGCGGACACATAATATTCTACATAACACTGAATCCATACGTTACTACGTAAACCGTGGATATAGCTTGAATGTATTTTATTATGACGCACAGGGGGCATTCCAAAGTTGTAGCGGCGCATCTGGACAGAACAAATATGTTGTTATTCCATCTAATAGCTATTACAGATTGAGCATTAGTTCCGTGCCCGAGGACACTAGCATTGTAGCTGATGTATTGACATTTGTTTGCGGCGTATATGCAAGTATTGACACATATATCAGTACTAGGGATGTAGATGACAAGACTGCTACAGAGCAAATAATCGCAATGCGAAATATCGGCACAGCCGGATTTGATGCGGTATTCCCGGAATCGAAAGTAACAGATAATCTCTATAATCCGGATTATGAAATAAAAAACACAAGAATCGACACTACTTACTTGTCGTTTATTACCGATACTAATTATAATTTGTACAGACTTGTTGTGCCATCAGGTAAAACTTTGGTTTCGACTGGAATCAGAAATGGTACAGGTGGCAGAACAACAAGCAATATGGTGAGAAGCAATGTTGTAGTCGATAAAGACAATAATAAGATTTCAGCAAATACAGCGTCATCAACAGCCGGAATTTACAGCAACACATCTGAAAGTGACGTGATTATATATCTGAATTGTTGGAGTGATACAAATGCTAGCATGAGTATTACTGACCTGATGATGCGGTTGTTTGACAACTCCGTAAGTTCCGATGCTTATATCACCCCGTATGAGCCTTATGGGGTCATTGGCAAAAATGAAATCTATAATGGAGTGACCAATGTTCTCCACCCGCCGAGACATTTTTTCAGCGCAGAAGTGGAACGAGTGGTCGAGAAGGTACGGTTGGCACAGGCGGGAGTTAATTATACATTTGCGTTTATCACTGATACGCACTATACTCCCGGCGATGCAGACAGTTACAGATATACCGTTGACACTTTTTCCAATGTCAAAAAAATAAGCGAGCTAATTCCGTTGGATGCCGTTGTGCATGGCGGTGATTTTGTTGCAAGGCTTTGGGGTGGAGAAACACAGGAAGAGACAAATGCAACTATTAGTATGATTCGAGGATGGATGATGCAGTCGAATGTTGGGAGAAACGTGCATATTACACCGGGCAATCATGAGGGTATAGACGGCTCTTCAAGCCCCGCTACTGGTCTTTACGGAGTAATGATGACACAGGACAACTCTACAGTGATAAGGGATGGAGACAGCTACGATTGCTACTATGACATGGTCGCTCAGAAACTGAGAGTAATCATGCTGTCTAATGCGGTCAGAGTTAACAATGTAATTGGAGTTAGTGCATCAGGACTTGCATGGCTTAATTCGGTGCTTTCCTCAGTCCCGACTGGATATAATGTTATGGTAATATCGCATATATCTCCGTCAAGTGCTGACTTTGTTACGAATAAATCTGAGGTGGTTACTACGCTCAACGCATGGCACAACAATGCATCTAACGGGCAGATTGTAGCATGGATAGCGGGGCATGAACATTTTGACTGGATTGTTCCATCATCTGTATCAGGGTGTGATTTTCCTGTGATTATTTGCACCTGTTCAATGCGTAATGCAAGGATTCCTTCGGAGACGGAAGAAGCGAACGGTGCAAAGATAGTGTCTCCGAGAAATGCGCATACTGTTGCACAAGACGCATGGACGATATTTGTATATCAACCAAATCTTGGCAAAATCGAAAAAATTCGATTTGGTCTTGGCGATGACGAGACTATAGATTATGCTAACTGGACTTAATTAACTAAACGCCCATTTAGCCCAACAAGAACGATAGACTTACCCGCAACGTATCCGGCTGGCACTTACACTTTTTCCGCAACAGTAACATCTAATGATACCGATGATACTGCATCAGTCGTAAGACTTTACACAGGTTCTGCTTATGTTACAACGGAATCAGAAGGGCGTATGACTCGTGGATCTCGTGCGAATGTTACTTTGGCGGCGAGTGCTCCGTTCAACAAAGTCATTCTATTTGCATCGTCCGACTACATGAAGTCTGTTGGAGATAATGCCACTTTCACAGATTGCCAATTAGAGTAAGTACAATGCCGATGCCTTCTCCGCTTGGCGGATTAGGTGCGAACAATTCAGCAAGCGCAAACAATGGTATGTACAACTATCACGGTTATTGTCATAAAGTCAAGGAATACAACAAGCTGTTACTCGCACTTAACGATGATGACAACTTCAATTCGTATGTTCGTGTTGTCAATGTTCATTCGCAGTTCGATGCTTATCATGGATACCCAGAAGGAACGAAAGCAGTCAATACAAGGGTATCCACAACAGAAACCGTTCAGACGAACGGAGTACATCCAAGAAACGAGGGTTATTGGCAGTTGGCTGATGCACTTGGATTCAGGTCAATTCTTGGTGTACTTGCTGAATAATTGTTACGACTGATTTAAAGGACGCTTGATGCCAAACAATGACTGACGTAAAAGGGTCTTTACGTCAGTCAGAATAGGTTTGACTCCCACGGAACTATAGGGTAAAATAGACATGAAAACAAATAAAAAGAGCCGTGTCCAAGACTCGCAATCAATGAAACACGGCTCCGCCCCGCAAGAGGCATGGCTGTATTATACCATGCCTGCTTTGCAATGTCAAAGGAGGTATTTTTTATGTCTGATTACCGAAATGAGTTTTTGAAGGCTGTCGAACAAAGTCTGTTGCCTGTCCTGGGTGAGGGTGATCTGGGCCCGGTTGTGGATGTGGTAACAAGGAGCCTGAACGAGTATGAGATCACGAAGAGATGCACGGAGGTTGCCTCTGTTGAGGATGGGAACGAGAAGCTGATGAAAAGATATGCCGCCTGCCTTTCGATTGAAGGAAGGGCAGAGAAAACGATCCGTCAGTATGTGGGAACCCTGAAGAGATTGTCTGAGGCAATCCCGAAGCAGTTCCCGGAATATGGGATCTATGATATCCGGTATTTCTTTGCCTGTGAGAAGCAGAGAGGTCTGTCGAATGTATCCCTTGAAAATACCCGGGCGAACCTGTCAGCGTTCTTCCGGTGGATGTTTAGGGAAGGGATCACAGCTGGGAATGTCATGGAGTCCATCGCACCGATCAAGGTGCCGAAGGAAGTGAAAGAAGCGTTCACGGATGTTGAGGTAGACGCACTGAGGGGAGGATGCAGAACCCTGAAAGAGAGAGCCCTGGTCGAAACCTTGCTCTGTACCGGAGTCCGTGTGGATGAGCTGTCAAAGATGGATGTCGGAGATATCAATTTCAGCACGATGACAGTCCATGTGAGACATGGAAAAGGATCCAAGGAAAGAGTCACGTACATAAGCAATATCGGCCGGAAATACCTGACCGAATACCTTGAGTGCAGAGAAGATAGGAGCCTGCCTTTGTTCCTGAATTACCGGCATGAACGTCTGAATCCGGGTGGGATCAGAGAGATCCTGAAAGAGATTGCAAAGACGGCCGGTGTTGATGATGTTCATCCGCACCGATTCCGCAGGACGTTTGCAACCAGACTCGCAGCAAGGGGGATGGACATACAGGAGATCCAGAGGCTCCTTGGACATAGCAATCTGAATACCACGCTATGTTCAGGTGAATGATGCACATGTTCAGGCATCGTACCGGAAATTCATCGCATGAAGAATGAAGAAAAAGCTGTCGCAGATGCGATGGCTTTTTTATTTTGGATGAAAGGAGGGAGAGAGATGAACGAGAAGATCGATTGGAGAAGAAAGCTGACAAGCAGAAAGTTTTGGCTTGCCGTGACTTCGTTCGTATCGCTTTTGATAATTGCCCTGGGGCATACTGAAAGCGAGGCGGCACAGGTATCGGCTTTGATCATGGCCGGAGCTGCGGTTGTAGCTTACGTCATCGGAGAAGGACTTGCGGATGCTGGAAACGCTAATGACAATACGGAGGAATGATATGGCACACTACATTTCGAACTCTGGTGGAGATGAAAGAGGAAAAGCATACGGCGGAGCTGCTGGAGACCAGACCGGAAACGAGTGGACGATCCGGACATGGTACAATCGGCCGTGGTCCTGCGTCCTGCGGTATCCGGACATCAAGGTCGGGAAGAAACTGGCAGAGTTGGCAGAGAAGGCCGCAAAGAATGACAAGATTGGATATGATCAGTGGCAGAGGGATACATATTGGAACCAGCTCCAGAAGGTCGGCTATGATCCGGCAAAGATCACGGTCGCATGTGAGGCTGATTGTTCGGCAGGGGTGATTGCCAATGTCAAGGCTGTCGGATACTTGCTCGGCATTGATAAGCTGAAGAAGGTAGCCGCCACGTACACCGGGAATATGAGATCCTGTTTCAAAGCCGCCGGGTTTCTGGTCCTGACCGAAGCGAAGTATCTGACGAGTCCTGATTATTTGTTGCCCGGAGATATTTTGCTGAATGATGCTCATCACACTGCCACGAATTTGACCACAGGATCGAAGCTTTTGGTATCATTCGCCTCGAGCAGTGGAGGATCCGGATCCAAAACGACAGCCACTGTATCGCTGATCGGCTCCTGCTCCGTACAGATGAAGACGTTCCTCGTAGGAGCCAAGGATCCGCAGATCAAGGCGATCCAGCGCATCCTGAACGCACTCGGATATAAAGGCAAGGATGGCAACACGTTGGCGATTGATGGACATCTTGGAGAGAACACGGCGTATGCCGTCACAGCCTTCCAGAAGGCCGAAGGAATGACCGGAATCAACTATGGGACAGTTGCCGGAAAGACATGGGGGTTACTGTTGAATGCGGAATAAGATCGAGTATATGATTTCCGTCGCTCTGCTCGTTCTGATCGTGATCCTGGGCGCCACTGCCTTGCAGATCTATAACCGGCAGGCGGCAGAGCAGACGATGGACAGGATCGAGATGCGGTATGATGCAGACGGGCCGTTTATCCTGATCGACAGCTCCAGCGGCCTGATCGGCATCTATGACTGCACGAATGTGATCGGACATATCTGGGCAAAGGATGCGATCGGGAGTCCAGCGGGGGTGTACAGCCTTGTGATCTATTCGGACAGGATCGGGCTCGGAAGACCGGAAACCGAGTGGATCCACGAGATCCGGATCAAAAAGAAAGATATCAATATAATAGTTGAGAATATGCAGCCGGGGATTCCTGTACTGGTATTCTGATTATAAGGCCCTGTCACAACTGCTATGTGATGGGGCCTTTTTTTAATGCATGAAAAAGGACACCCGTCACGAGTGCCCTTCAATTCTCATTTCTACAGCTTTTCGAATGTATTCTGTCAGGCTTTCACCTTCCAGCTCTGCGGCAGCTTTCCAGTTATCTTTGATCCCTTTTGGAAGAGTGATGTATACTCTTTCGCAATGTTCTTTCATATATTTTTGCGTGGCCCTATTTCTTGCTTGTGTATACGCCATCTTGACATCCTCCAATCTTCCTGCTTTTCCCTTGCTACAAGTATATAATAACATAGATATGTATAAACGTCAATATACAATCTATACAAATATTAACGCTAATACATAATGAAATTTTGGTTATTTTGTGTATTGACGTTAATACATATATGAGGTATACTTATATCATCAAGAGAGAGGTAAACAACTTGATAACCGCCCGGTTGCCGGGGCGTAGAGTTCGGCAACAGCGACCTGATCCGGCTGAACAGATCAGGGGCACCGCCAACGCTGAACAATAAAGAATCTCAAAATTCACATACAGGAGGTACACACCATGAAACAGTACAAAGGACTTTACATCGACAATGTAGTATTCAACAGCGAAGCAGAGATTGACGAACATCTCAAGGCCATCGCAATCGAGTCTTACAAGACTGCAGTCAAGGCCTTCTGTGAGCACACTGACATGGAGCACAGCCTTTATGCAGACCAGAAAGCCGAATATCTCAATACTCAGTTTGGTATGGACTGGGATGAGATCGAAGCGATCGAGATCGAGGCAATGGCAGCATAACACCCACAGCCCGAGCCGGGCGGGTAATCCCGGCAGAAAGGAAAGAATATGAATACTCTGAAAGCAGAAGAAATCAGAGTCGGCACACAGCTGGCAGAAGCGGACGGATACCTTTTCGATGTGGTGGAGATCGTGAAGGAAACACCGAAGACCATCACGGTCAGGCTTTGCAGTGACTTCTCGATGATCCGGAAGCACTGGAAAGAAAACGGCGGAGTCATGAAGACGTTCAGAAAGTCGACAGTGCTCTACGGGATCGCATAAAATCAGGGAGTCGGAATAAACCGGCTCCCCTTTTATATAGGAAGAAACAGAAAACTTATATTCTGCTCCCTTTTTGCTCCCTTTTTGCATAACAAAAGCCCGGGAGCCTTGATTTCATGGGCTTTCCGGGCTGCTGTTAAGTAGCGAGAGGGGCTGGTAGCTTTAGTGATAAATTAGCGTGATTCTGTTGTTATTACGCATAAAATCGGCATCTCACATGGATTTCAGAAGTGATTTCGTAATACTCTGTAATCTCTTTTCTGCGCCCTATTTGCTCCCTATAAAATCTTAATTTTCTTCACCTCTTCGATGTCTTTTTCCTTTTGCTTCTCGGTGACATGCAGGTAGATCTTCCGCGTAATCTCGCTGTCCTCATGGCCAACACGCCGGCTGATCGCATCCAGTGACATGCCGTTCTCTGCCAGAAGAGAGACATGGGTGTGTCTGAGAGCGTGCGGAGTGATCTTGTGGTCGATGATCTTCTCGCTGGTTTCTTTCAAATATTTGTTGTAGGCAGAATATGATATCTCAGGAAAAAACACACCCGAGCGGTTTCCGGTTTTTATCTTTTCCACCTTCACGAAATGACGGATCTCTTTAACAACGGCTTCCAGCTCCGGCTGTATGAACACTTCACGGTTCCCGGCGTCTGTCTTTGCACTGTCTGAGATCCTGCCGGTCTGCAGGTCCTTCGTCTTGGTGACGCTGATCACAGTGGTCAGATCTGAATCATTCAAAGCCATCGCCTCACCGATCCGGAGACCAGATAATACCAGGAAGTGAGTCAGCAGCCTCCAGCGTGTATTCTTCATTCCGGCAAGGAGATCCTTCAGCTCTTTGGATGACAGAAACTTGTCGTCAATTCGTTCCTTCTTGTTGTCCGGATAGTTCTTGATCTTCTGCAAGAATGCGATGTCTTCGATGTAATCCTCTTGATATGCCCACCGGATCATCTTCCGGAAGTGTTTGAGGTATGTGTTCTTCGTGACATTTTCCTTGTCTGTCTTGTCAAGCTGTTGCAGGACATAACGGGCGTTAAGCTTTGTCGCGAGTACATCCTTGCCGATGATATCCCGGACCTTTTTTATCATCATCTCGTCCCGAGTCCAGGTCTGCACCTTCGTGGCTTTCTTCTGGTGCTCGATGTATGCGTCTGCCAGATCAGAGACGGTCATATCTTTCGCGTCTCTTGTGTATGTGGTCAGCCCTGCGATTTTGTCCCTCAGGACGCTCTCAGCGGCTTTTCTGGCGGCTTTCGTGTCTTTGTCGATAGTTATTGAGGCTATCCTCTGTTTTCCCGTCATTGGATCGATATAACGCTCCCGAGCCTTATAAGAACCATTTTCTCTTTTCTCAATCCACATAAAAATACCTCCTTGTGTGTTTGGTCAGAAAGAGGTATACTATGATTGTTCTGATGTTTTCATAGATACCTCTATGAGAGCGTGCCGCTCATCCTGTTGGCGCAGGGTGGGCGGTTTTTGTTTTATTTCGTCAAGCTCGGCAGAATCCAAAGATCTTCGACATAATCTCCTAGTTTGTTGTCGACGATTTTCTCAGCGTAAACCGAATCAATTACATCTTTCGGAACCGTGAAGGAGATGACCTTTCCTTCAGATCCGTCTGTCATATCAGCAACAGCCCAATACTGAATCTCTTCATAATCATTTCCGCCCTGCTTCTTTATGATGTCGCAAACATTGAAATAATTCTGATCAATGGTCGCCTTGTTTGAAAAGCTGGGCGTTATTTTCGTTTTAATAACCAGAGTGGTTCCATTGATTTTTGTGTCCAGCAAATCCCCATGTTCTATCGTGAATTGCTCGGCGACATTCGGGACGCCGTACATCGTAACATAAAAATAAACATTGTTGGCCTGCTCCGGAGTGAGTCCATGCTCCTCTCCGATCCGAGCTGCGACTTCATCTTCGTATCTGTCAGCCTCGTCAATATCTTCCGGATATGTCTCCCAGGCTTTCTCGTACTCTTCATAAATCTCTTTAACCTCTGCCGCAGTGATCGTCAATCCTTTCAGGAATGATCCGTCTGATTCGTCCACAAAGTCCAGATGAGTCTCCGGTTCCTTCTCTGTCTCCTGTTCTGCTTCCTGAGTCTGATCAGACGCAAAAGTGTTTACAGATCCCAGAAGTAAAAGGCTAGCCATAACAACAAGTAACTTTCTCTTCATTTTGATTCCTCCATTCAGAAACATCTCCCACAAGTTGTATAACCGATTTCTAATAATTCATCGAGGGTTTTGTCTGTAGCTTCTCTGTTTTCATCCGCGATCGTATCTGTATCCACCCCATTGACTTTATGAATCTTTTTACTCTTAGTATTTAATATAAAAGTAATATTTTCCGCTCCAGCTTCTGCTGTTTCGTTGGGTTCATACACGGAAAGCCTCGCAGTGAGTTCGTCTATAATCTTTTGCATCTCTGCAATCTGAGCTTCTAGCTCCGCAATTCTATCATCCTTCTCATCTGCATAGATACTGATCTGGCCAAAACATAAGACAGAAAAAGCAATTATGATTATCAGAAGTTTTTTCATAAGCTCCCCCTCTATTTTCCAAAAATCATTTTCCACAAAATATTCTGAGCTTTGCGCTTACGGCCTTGCTTTGTTGTTGGAATTCCGGTTGCTTTTGCGATCTTTCTTTTCGCACTTGTAATTCCGGTTGCTCGTTTCCAACTAAATCCGCCTTTTGCCATCTCATTCCCTCCTGTGTGCTTCCATCTCAATTTCGTTTACATCATCTTTACTGAAGTCATCATTTTCAATGTGCCATAAAGCGTGACGGTATGCCTTCATTCTTTGTATGTCATCCAATGCGCTGTCAATATACACGGTATAGCCGCCGTTGCAGGGCGTAACCATTTCGTCAATTCCATCCGGAAGATCAACCAGGTACACGAAAACATCATCGGTCATTTATATACCCTCCTTTGCATATTCAAGGGTATCACCTCCAATGTGCAAAAACTTAGACACCACTGTCATCCGTCCGGATTGGTCTCTTTAAACTTTTCTAACATATTAGCTGCAAAGAGAACGTTGTCTGATTTTACTCCACGTGTTGCTTTAAATAGCGCCCTGAGTTCTGGGCGTCTTAATACTTCTTGTGTTATTTCGGCGGCTTCTGGATCGAAGTGGTAGGTTTCCTGTGGTTCTGGTCGTTCTCTTCCTGACATGAGATAGTCTACAGATACGCCAAAATAATCTGCTACCTTCTGAGCGTTCTTTGCGCTGAGGTTATTCTGCCTTTTCTTCCAATTAGACATAGTTGACTGACTGATCCCCGTTGCCTTACAGACATCTGCAGTTGTTACTCCTTTGATTTCGAGAAGCTTTTCGTAAATATCATACATATTATCACCTCGATTTTTGTGCAAAAGCGCAAACTTCCAAAATGTGAAGATTTTATGTTGACTTCCGTTTTGTGAAGTGATAATATGATTTTGCGATGGAACTTCACAAAACGGTATTGGAAGCATAAAAAATTCACATAATGTGAGTACACATAATGGGTTTTGTAATAATGAGTATATCACATATGTGAAGTATGCGCAATATCACACATTTCACAAAAAAGGGGGTGCAGATTTGTACGAAAAATATGCGGAACTTCTGGAAAGGACAGGTAAAACGTCTTACCAGGTATCCAAAGATACTGGAATACCTGAAAATGTTTTTACCTATTGGAAACAGAACAGAAGCAAGCCGAAAGCGGATAAATTGCTGATTCTGGCAAAATATTTCGGCGTTCCTGTTGAGTTTTTCCTTGAAGGATGATCAGAGGTGAACAAAATGGAAGAAGTCATTGTGACAATGAAATCCCGTACATACATGTCGATAAAACACATGTCTGAGTGGTACGACCTTACGCCGCAGGTTATACGGCGAGATGTAAGAGCCATGGAAAAGACAGGACGGTACAACGTCAGGCGCATGGTTCTGAACAGAGAGGGAAAGTGGTTAATCAATACACTTATGTTTGAAGACTATTTGGCCTATAAAACAGAATTGAAAAACCGGAATCTTGCGAGGCGACTGGAGCCGTATGATCCGCAGGAAGTCCGGAAGCAAAGAGGGGAGTATGAGCATGTTGTATAAGAGGGTTTTTTATGTTGGAGCCGCTGGATTCGTAATCTGCGGCATGGCACTGGACAGCGGGCTCTGGTGGCTGGCCCTGATCGGGGTGATCCTGTTCGGAGCGGTTGGAGCTTTTGGATATATGCACCTCGAAGCGTCCGATCTGGAACCGCTGAAGGTACAGGAAGGGAAGCAGAGAAACCGGGAAGAGACATTCCGGAATTGGATGAGATCAACAGAGGTGGTATGTATGAAGGCAGATATCTGGAGGTGCCATAATGAATAAGAACGATGATGTATGGGGGTGTCCATACTGCAGATCTACGAGAGACGTTGAT